TTCTTTATCACAGGCACAATATCAGGATAGTTACCGTTTGCCTTTGATTGTATTGTTATATCATTCTTACCCATAATATAATTAGATAATCTATCAAAATCTTTTTGTTGTGTACCAGATAATGCTCTATGAAATCTAACTATGATAGGTCGTTTTGAGTATCGTCTTATTTCTTCTATTGTTTCTATAGCATATTCTGTTGCATTTTTCTTTTCTGCCGAGTAACCTTCAGTTCCTCTATTACAAGTAATTAAAATATGTTCACCTTTACCATTATATGGTTTAACTTGTATGTCTTTATGTAATTTAATTTCTTCCCAACGATTCATTGCACCTTCCATAAATTCTTTTTCAAAATATGTGGCACCTTGATTAGCGTATATACTTGAATAAGGTTGTCTTGTCCATCTTTTATTTGCTAATGTCATTGCTTTTATTCTAGGTTTATCTAATTCAAATCCATCATAAGATATTAATACATCTGAATCTAAAAAGAATATCTTACCAGTAGGTTCGTATTTGTCAATGATCTGTCTTCTATGACTTGTATCGCTTTGTTTAATATCACCTTTAACTTGATATGCAAAACACCAGGCGTATTCAGCATTAGTGAGTTTTCTATTAGTTACATATGTTGATTGCCATTCAGGTGCGTGGTGTTGCAAACCTTGATAAAATGCTTTTGGCCATAACTCTTTATATGAACCTATAGCACAGGTATTAGCATAGACGGCAATAGTTTTCATTATGCAATATCCGATTCAGTAAATTTATATCTCTTTTTCTTTGTAGGTTTTTTAGTTGTAAAGTCTAAAGTAAATCTACCTTCATATGGTTTAAATAGTTCTCTCCACCATTCTTCAGGTTGTACCGTTGCGTGAGCATTCATACCATTAGGTAAAGTTTTACCTGCCTCTTTTACAGCGGCAGTAGCAAATACATACTTGCCTGAATAATCAAATATCTCTTTTATTATTCTAGGTAAATCTGCCTCTGGTATGTGTTCTAATACATCAATACAAATTACTAAATCAAACTTACGACCTGCCTCAGGTTTCTTTTCAAATTGAGGTACAGCAGGATCATACTTGTAACTATTCCAACTATCTGGATGATGTTGTGCTTTACCACAACCATAGTCTAGTATTGTATCTATGTTATATTTTTCTATTATATCTTTTATCTGTGGCATATATCTTTTTATCATATGACCTTTCCAGACTTTTGGATCCTTGTGCATTAACTTTGCCTGTTCCAAATATATTTCGTATAAGTTATCCATTACATATCCGTTCTTGTTGTTTCTTTAAATGTGTCAAACCATTCTTCGGCATAATCACAATGTTTATAATTTTTAAAATAAGGTCCACCTTCAGTAAAGTGTACTAATTTTGCGTTATTACTTTTTTCATATTCACCTACCAACCAGTTCCATTCTTCGTCTATCTTACCTACTAAATCGTCATTCTCTAACCATTTAAATTGATGAAGTTCTAATCCTGTAGCACTATTGACATAATCAGGTGTAAGTGCTGTGCATTTAGCATTATTAAATATCATCATACTAGACCAGTTCTTTTTAGGGTAAGGTGTTTGTGGTTGATTTAAAAACTTAACCGTACTATTAGGTGTGTAGTCGTGTTGTACACATTGAACAGCATACTTTGTAGTTCTTTGTCGCCATAATAAACTTATATCTGCTCTTGCTAACATATCACAATCCATAAAGATTGCGTGTCCTGAATAGTTGCAAAGATAAGGTACAAGAAATCTACTAAATGCAAATTCAGTTGATTGTATTTTTAATCTTTCTCTTACAAAAATATCTTTTATATTTTCTAATCTTATAGGTGTAATAGCAATGGGTTGAGTAGAGTGTTTTAATAAACTATGACTCAAAGTACTAAATGCTACTTTCTCATTATTATCATATCCTATAAAAACTCTAATCATTATTTACCTGCCATTTTATTAGGTGGTTGATATTCCCAACGAGGTGGTTTATCTCCTCCTACATCAAAATCGTGGTACGATCCTGGTTTATATGTGCTTAAATCAGGCATAGGTGCATTACCTTTTACGCCTTTTTTAATTTCTTCTCTAGTCCAAGATGGTTTCTTACTTTTATCTAAACTACCTACATTAATAGGATAACCAGGTTCGCATTTTTCTATCTTGCCACCTTTATCTAAAAACTCTTTCATCAATCTATCTCGTTCTTCTTTTGATGTTTTAGGTTTTGCGTTTAAATCGTAATCGTATGCCATTAATATTTTCTAACAATATGTTTTCTTAACTCTTTTACAAAAAACTCTATCTTATCTATTGCACCAATTAAAGTAGGGTCTGTAATATATTTAGTTTGATCTCTCAAATCGTTATATTCTTTTAAAGATATTCTCACCATTGGTGTTGTATCTCTAGTTGACTCGTTTTCCCAAGTCTTATCTGTTTCGTTTGTATCTACACTATACGAAGCACCATTTTCGTCTGTATAATCATCTGGTAGGTCTTCACCACCCATATATAAATTAGTCATTATTTAACTCCTTTGTTTACAAATTGACCTTGTGTTTTTCTTTCTATGTCATTGTGGTCAAATTCTGCCCAATATAACTCAAACGCTACACCGTCTTGTAGTCCTATAAATTGATGATATAAACCAGGTTTAACTTGCATAAAGTCACCTGCATTTAAAATAGTTTCATCAACTAGACCTTCTTGTTTGCCTTCTTGCCATACTTTGACCATCATCTTACCTGACTCTACAAAGAAACCGTTCCATTTAAATTTATGTTTGTGTACTGAACACGCAACATTCTTTTTATATTCTATTCTATGAAATTCTAATACGCCATTAGCGTGGATCAATTCAGTTTGACCCCATATTTTACCTGCCTTCATAATACTCCTTGTTCACTTCTTTATCTCGTTCATCAACACCAGCATCCTTTTTTCTTTTACCTTTTAAGTGTGCTGTATAAGGTGCGATCTTTGACTCTGGCCATACGTGACCATCTTTTCTTCTACCTGTTAAGTCGTGTTGTGGTTGACCTGACAAGTATTTTTCTCTTACTCTATTCCAAACAAATGAATCGTGCCATTGTTTTTCATTGAATAATAAATCTTGTTCATAATAATTTCTTAATTCTTTTACAAATTTTTGTGTGTGTTTATTTGTTAGATTGTAACCTACAAAACCACATTCAGGATAATAAGGTGGGGCAGGTCTATGTAGATAACAAATTGTATGATCTATTGGTAATATATCTTTTAAAATAATTTCTTCAGTAAGTTGTTTCTTAAACATAACATCTGCGTCAACCCAAAAAACATAATCATAATTACCTTCTAGCATTAAATGTGTCTTCGCATATATCTTATAACTAAATCGTATTGCGTCTTTGATAAAATCTAAACCATATACTATCTCGCTGTTATCAGTACCTCTTATTGTACTAAACTGATTTCTATTCTCGTTTCTATCTGCAAAGTTTTTTAATGTAGGATTTGTTTCGTGTATATTTCTATGTATGATAGGTCTTTCAGGATCAATTTCAGGTATCCAACCTTCGTGGTAAATATAACAATCAAAAGGCCAATTATATGTAGAGTAAAATCTATGTGCGTAATAATCGTAAAGTTTTCTGTTAAGACTAGTTACTATTGCTATTTTCATAACCTACCTTTTGTATAAAATAACTATCTGCAATATCTGATATAGGGTTACCTACTTTATCAGTATCAAATAGTTTCTTCAAATCAATATTAGTTTCTTTATAAAATGCTTCGTACATCATATCCTTATCTGCATTACCTTTACCTGTAGCACCTTTTTTAACAACACTAGGTACAATAGTATCATAAGGTATATTTAATTCTTGTAATCTATATTTTAATATACCACAATTTTCAGCAATTTGAAATAGTGCTTGACCTTTTGAACCGAAGGAATATCCTTCTATAAAAACTTTGATTGATTTTGGTAATTTAGATATAACCCAATTAGATATATTAGAAAATCTTTCTATGGGTGTATTGTATTCTTGGTGTTCTTCGCCAATTATATTATTAGCAATCTTACCTAGATGTTTCTTTTTCTTTGTTAAATAATAAAACATAATATCATCACCATTGTTTACACAAACGCAAGGGCTTGTTAAACTATAATCAATTCCAACTATCGTGCTCTGCCTCTTCTGGTATTTCAGGTTCGCCATCTAATTCATCCTCTACTTCATATCCACAGAAAGGACAAGTCCAAGGTTCCATATCGGTCTTTTCTTCATCCCAACTTACGCTATATTTAGTATTGCAATTAGAACAATGTTTTTCTGATTTTTCCATTATAGTTTAAACTTTTTAAATTGATCTTTTTGTACATCTTGTTTTATGCCACCTATTACATAACTTTCTATTTCTGTTTCTTGTGGTGCATTTTGAGTTCCTTTACTATTCAACCAATGATCTATCCACGGTAAAGGATTTGTTTTCTGATCGTATGCTGGCGTCAATTGTATTCCTCTCATTCTTCTATTTGCCATATACTCTACAAATTGATGTAATAATTTTTCTGATAAACCTATCATAGAACCTTTTTGAAACAAGTAAGTTGCCCAACGCTTTTCTTCTTGTACTGCTTCATCATACATTTTATAAACTTCTTTTTCTGTTTCTTTTATAATCTTTAAAAAGTCTTTATCTTTTTCAAAATCTTTCCAGTTATTAATAATTCTTTGCGACATTGCAAGGTGTTGACTTTCATCTCTAGCAATAAATGATATAATCTTAGCAGAACCTTCTAGTTTCTTTAGTTCACCAAAAGCAAATGAACAAGCAAATGATACATAAAATCTTAAACCCTCTAGTATATTTACCGTTACCATTGCAAGATATAATCTTTTCTTTAGTTCATACAGATCAACTTTCTTATCTGTTGCCCATTGATAACCCATTTGAATTAAATCGTCATAAGTTTTTGTAACTGATTTACTTCTCTTTTCAATCTTCTCATCTTCAATAATAGTATCAAATACATCACTAGGTTGTGAATACAAGTTTTTAATTATGTATGTATAACTTCTACTATGAATTGTTTCCATAAAGTCCCAAGCAACTATAGCACCTTCTAGTTCAGGTAAAGAACAGAAAGGTAAAAATGCTAAACAAGGTCCTCTACCTTGTACACTATCTAACATAGTTTGATATTTTAAATTAGATGTAAATATAAACTTTTGACCTTCAGACAATTGACTATAATCATTTCTATCTTTTTGTAAAGATACTTCTTCTGGTCGCCAGAAATAACCTAATTGTTGTTGAGTTAACTTATCAAAAATAGGATACTTCATTGTATCATATCTTTGTACTGCTAAATCAGGACCAAAAAACATAGATTGTTTTGTAGCGTCTAAACCTTTATCTTTATTAAAAACTGATTTCATTTAAATTGTACACGAGTCGCAATTCTCGTCCTCTTCTTTTTTTTCTTCTTTTGTTTCATCTACCCAACCAATAGGATGTACTGGTTCGTCAATATCTTTTTTGGCGTCATATGTATTTTGATAATAAGAAGTCTTCCAACCCAACTTATAAGTTGTTAACAAATCTTGTGCCATAACTGAAACAGGCACTTGGTTATCTTCATAATTTTCAGGATTGTAAGACCAGTTTCCACTAATCGCCTGGTCAAAATATTTTTGCATTACTGCAACGATATTTATATATCCTTCGTTTTCTTTCATATCCCATAACAAACTATAATTATTCTTTAATGTCGCATATTGTGGAACAATTTGTTTCAAAGGACCTTTCTTACTTTTCTTAACACTTAAATAATCTCTAGGTGGTTCAATGCCGTTTGTAGCATTTGAAACCACACTAGAGGATTCTG